CAAAAGCCCCTTGCAGCCCACGGCAGGCTTCGCTAAACACCGCTTCAGTTGGGGCGTGGCCAAGTGGTAAGGCGTCGGTTTTTGGTACCGTGTACCGTAGGTTCGAATCCTACCGCCCCAGCCAATCTATTTTTATTAATAGATTCAATACCTTACCAAATAGATCTCTGGCCCGTGTGTTACAATCATGTGTGTGTAACACAGCAAAATTTTCCCCAATTAGATCGCTCTAATGAATAAAGGGCGAAGCCGAAGCCCCGCCCTTGCCTCTGAACTGTAAGAAGACAGCCCAAGCACCGCGCAGGGGAGAAGTCCCGCCGTGCTATTGTCGGAGTTGATGGGCATCGCCCGCGCACTTACCGACTTATCGCAGCATATTCGGACGCCCGAAATGTCCAAGGCACGCCAACCTTACAATTACCAATAGTGCGGATTTGCGAATCTGTAGGGTGGAATGGAAGAAAAACAGGCACTTTTGAGGGTGCCTGCTTTCAGTGATTGCGCTTGGCAACGCTAAGCAGCTTCTGCCGCAACCAGAGGCAACCGCTCGATATGGATCCTATCAGGACGAATACCCGAAATATTCACAACAACTTCACTTTCGCCGCGATCGGTGAAGTATGCCAAGATTTCATCTTTGCTCACCTCCATAGAAGCGACGAATGCGCCATCAGCCTCCGAGGAAACTGAAAAGCGGTGCGCAAACCATTCCGCCGTTGTGCGTTCCACCGTCCAAGAGTATCCGATTTCATTTCCACAAATACTGTATCCGCGATACACGGTCAGGTGCTCGGGAAGCGCATCAAAGGATTCGCGGTCAACTTCATCCATGACATTGAAGATTTCCTTACGCACGTTTCGCCAAATTTTTTGCCACAACTTTGAACGACCTGGATCGTTCGAGGTATACCCTGCATCGGTCCAGACATAATTTACAGCGGAAAGCAGCGGTTTTGCACCATAACAACTTATTAAATCGGCGAGATATTGGGGGCGGTAAGGCCGTTCAACTACGAACAGCGCTGATTGCCAGTCTGCATCTTTGCAGAATTGGTTGAATACCATCTCTTTGTGCGCAATAGCGTCGATAATAACTGCGCATTCGGCTGCATTCGGTATGACATGCACAAAGCAAAATGGATGATTGAACATCACGCCATAGTGTCCGACCTGTAAGTATCTGTGAAGGTTGCGTGGCAAATGTGTTTTCAGTTCTTTTAGCCAGTCCGAAGCGCTTGCAATCATTTCGTCACCTTTCCATGCAATTCTGCAATTAACAGTTCCGCGACAGCGCTAGCGGATAAGCTCCCCTTTTGTGTCGATGCTTCACGCCAGATTCCGTTTATCTTGCTGTATGCGTAGACCATCGCAACCTCGAGGTTGTTCTGATCACCGCGCAATTCATAGCTGCCTCGAGCAAGGTCGCCGCAATCAAGCAGCGGGTCGAATGTTTCAATAAGCTTCATTTTTTCTCCGGTGTTGCGCCATGGCACGTTTCTGGTTTTGCCCAATACTGATTCGCACCGGGCAAACCTACTAATAAACACGTTTTTTCAGCCTGTCGTCCGGCAAACTAGCGGCAAACTTTGCGGGTATAGTTATTTACTTTCAGTCATTTAGCTCGATGTGTTTGCAAGAAATTTCAGAACGCTAGTATTTTGGGTCGAGTTTGCAAACTTCGTGAATGAGGTTTTGGCTGTAAATGGCGCCCTACCCTTGCCCCTCAAAATCACACCGGCAGACCTCGGGCAGCACGTCCACGCCGCCAAGCACTTCGGCAATGGTGCTGCGCCAATCACCGGAAAGGGCAGCCTCGCGTAGATCGTTCAAAAGTTGGGAATAGGCATCGTCATTGATGAAGTGTGGCATTTGGCTTTCCTGCTTTGTTGTGCGCCCCGAATCTAGGCAGGCAGGAATCTTGCGTCAATACGATAAATAATTGTTTTTAAATGTTTTTTGTCAAGTAAGTGCTTACTTTTTGGGTCCAGCGGAAACCTCCGCACAACCCTCTGACCCTTTCAAAAGATGCCATAAGTCGGGCTTTCGCGCATTGCCGCTTCCTCTTCGCTCGCCTGCGCTTTAGCCGCCCTCTTGGCGTATCGCTCTTGCAAGTAGATAATCAACGCCGCCTGAATAGCATCCTCGGGAACGCCCTTGTTTCGCCGCCGTTCTATCCACGCTTTTTCCGCAGCCGCGTCGGACTTTGCTTGGCGCTCGGCAGGCGTCAAGTTCGCATAACGGCCCTTCTGGCGTTCTGCGTCTCGCTTCTTTGCTAATTCTTTATGTTCCGCCTTGCTGGTGGCAGGAATTTTCTCATAGGACCGAACGGGGCCACCGATCTTATGCGCGTATTCTCCCCGCTGTTTCTTCTTCTGCTGCTCATATTCAACTGGGTCGCGCTCTTCCTTCCAACGCCGTGCGTTTCGAGTTGCTCTTTCGGCTTCGTTTCTTGCCTTTGTATCGTCAAGAAACCTTTGGATTATAGCGCGGCGCGCTTGTCTTTCGTCACTGTTTGACATATATTATCTCTGCAATATCAGACTGATTGTTAGGGCTAGACGTTACAGCGTCTGGCCCTTTTCTTATCCAGCGGTGCGTTCGATTTGATCAGCCAAATCCGCAGCAACACCGAAGGCCAGAGGGTATTCTTTGCCAGTGGTTGGTGATACCAGCTTCACCCCCTTTGCCATCCGCTTCACTTTGATGCCGGACAGCGCAGCCAGTCCTTCGATCAGCTTTTTCTTACGTTCAACATCAGCGGGCGTAAATTTGCCCCCTACATCGCGCAAGGCATCTGCCAAAGATGAAACTTCACCGGTGGAAACGTCACCCTCAAAACCCGGCATGGTAATCATCAAGCCGGATTTGGATTTTGAGATTGCCACATGGGGCAAATCAGCCGGGATTACACCAGCCGCCACCTTTGCCCGGATATGATCGGTGATCACGTCCACCACAGATTTCCCTTCGGCTTCTGCAATCATTTGCAGTTGTGCGCCGCGTTCGTCGGGTAGTTTGAGATTGAAAGCCATTTTGCGTCCTATTGGTTGGTTCTGGGATCAATATAGGCACTGGTGCCTAAGTATTCAAGGTCAGTTTCAGCGTTTTCTTTTGCACGTTACGCAGAATCCAAACCGCGATGTATTTGCGCGACTTTCTGCGCGGAGCCGCAACCTGAACCGAGGGTAGCAGGAGAAATATGGCCGAAGATAGAAACGTTTCTCCGAATTTCTTGCTTGTTATGTAATGTTATAAAAAAGGAATATATAAACAACATGCAAGAAATTCGGAGAAACGTTTTTCTTAGCCCTCTTCCTCGGCTGTAAGAACCTTCTCTCGGAACAACACTAACCCTTCCTCGGCTGTTCGCGGGCTGCGCCCGCTCATAGCCTTCGGCGCACCAAAACTCGCCGTGCCGGTCCATGCCCGCACCAGCACGCCCGTAGAGATTCACAGGGGGGCCATACAGCCGCATCCCTCCCTTTTCCGGTCCAGCCCTGCCCCGGATTAAGATGACTCTGTATGGCGCTCCTATGGAGTCTTAGCGCAACATCCCGCCCGGACGCATTTGCCGGATCATTTCTTCTTGAACGATCCCTCGAAACATCCGCTCGGATTGCTCGGCCATCTGGCGGGCCAAATCTCCGTTCTGTTCCGGCGTTCCGCCATTGGCGTTCACCGTGATCGGGGCGCTAATGGTCACGCTGGGCGCGGATACGCTGCCAGACTCACCAGAACGCGCACTGGTAGCCTTTGCGACCTTTCCGGCATCACCGACTAGGCCACCATCTGCATAGCCCTTGCGGGCGCTCTGGTGGAGCCTGTCAAGGTTCCCTGCCCCGAGGCGCTGCACTGTCTCTTTGCTGAACACATATTCACCGCGATGCACCACGCCTGCCGGTTCGTATTTGCCACCATCTCCGGTATAGCCACCCGAGGCAAAACCAAGCAGGCCACCGACAAAACCAGAGGCACCAGACAGCGGCCCTTCAAACAGATCCATTAGCGCCTTTTGGAACTGCATCTTGGCGATCTCCAAAAGCAGGGCAGCCACCGCTTCCTCGGCAGATTTCGCGCCGGTCAATACGCTGGTGAACACATCGCTTAGCGCTTCGGCCCCTTTCTTTCCGCGTTCCTCCACCGCTTGCAGATCATCAGCGGCCTTTTTCGCTGCGTTGCCCGCGTTAAGATGCGCCCGCGCCAGCCGATCTATATCTGCGGTCAGTTCCGGCGTGATCTGCTTGCCGTCGCGTTGCGCTGCCATAAGCAGTTCGGCACGGGTGCGAGCAAACTCGATTGCATCGGCATAGCCCTTTCCGGCTTGGGTGGCAGCGATCAAGGCCACCGCTTCGGCGTTAAGTGCAGCCTGTTTACGGTTCAAACCTTCCACCACGCGGTCAAATTCCGATTGGCCACGGCCAGCACCACCACCAGACCGCTTTGACGGTTCCGGCAAACCAAAATCAGGATCATTCGGCGCAGCTTTGGGGCGCGGTGAACTGGTCGGCGCAAGCTGGCTTGGTGGTAGCAAATCACCATCCGGCGAAAGCGGGGTGCCGGTATCCATCATCGCAAGGCGGCTGACCTCTTTCCGCGCAGCAGCGGCGACAGCAGGCAGCAGCTTGATCCAGGCCAACAGGCTGGATACCTGGCCAATCACACCGGCCAGCCGCGCCCGATCCAGATCACCCATGGCGGCAAGGCTGTTCTCGGCTTCGGTTACGACCTCACGCAGCTTGGCGGCGTATTCCTCGCCCGTGATCGTGCCTTCACCAAAAGCACGGGCGGCGTCACCAATACGGGCGGCAAGGTCAGTCAGGGTGGATGCGCCAGCCGCATTGCCAACGCTGTTCAGCATGTTTGACGCATCCGACAGAGCCGGAACAAGCTGAAGGGCTTCATCGGCTAGGGCAGCATATTCGACTTTGAGGTTTTCCACCTGCGCCAAGGCATCTTGCCGAACCTCGGGCAGTTTCCCCAAGGAATCCGCCATATCGTTGCCGATCAAGCGCCCGATTAGCTTCGGGTCAAATTCCAGCTTGGCGCGTTCCCGTTCCACCAACCCAAAGAATAAAGCCGCCTCAACAACACCGGTGCGCCACATGCTTTGCATCCGGCTGGTGACTTCTTCAAACTTGGCATCAAGTTCCGCAGCTTTGCGCACTGCGCCTTCATCCAACACCAACCCAAGGTCACGGGCGCGGGCGATCTGGTTGCGGATACCGGTTTCGCCCCGGTCCAGAAGTTCCACAAAGCGTTCACCGGCAGAACCGCCAAAGATTTCATCTGCAATTCTGATCTGTGCCGCTTTGTCCAGCCCTTCCATCCGCTTGATGATTTGCAGCATCAGTTCAGAGGGGTCTTTCAGGCTTTTCTTCAAATCAGCAGCCTTGATCCCGAGGCGTTGGAAGGCTTCGGCTGCACTGCCCTTGCCGGTGATCACAAATTCATCGGCCCGCAAGTTCAACTCTTTGAAACCATCGGTCAGGGCGTCAATTCCAATGCGGTTTTGTTCCGCGACATAGCGCCATTCTTGAAACGCCTCTACCTGCATCCCGGCGCGTTTGGCTTCATCGCCAATCTCGGCAATGCCCTTCACAGTTTGGCGCAAGTTGCTGGCGATACCGACAACACCGATACCAACAGCGGCCCCGGCCAAGCCTGCCAGCTTCGGCATGGCAAGCGTTTTGAATGCCCCGCCAATCCGGCTGCCCATGCCCTCATAGGTTTGCGCGATCTTGTCGGCGCTGCGCTTTGCCTGCGCTTCCATTTGGCGGGACGCCTTGGCCTGAATGGCATTGGCGCGGGCAAAATCACGCTGGAACTGTTTGTGTTGCGCTTCCAGCTTGACGATCAAGCCCATCATATCAACGGTCATACTCTTTACTCCTAAAACATCATAAACCCGGTCACGGCCGGATCGTCATAGCGGGATTTGGTGTTGTGGGCGGTCACGGCGCGGCTAACGGCCATGGCAGAGGAAACAGCGGCATCAATCCGGCTGTAGCTGTTAACCTTGTGCATTCGGACCAAGCCCGAAGACGGGTTGCGCGATGTCACCACGTTCTCAAAATGGTGGCGCAACACCGGGTCGCCATTGTGCCGGATCAGCCGTCCGGTCACGATCCGTTCCAAATCACCAGCGGCAACGCCCATAATCAGCGGGCGTTGTGGAAACGCAAATACCGGCAGGCCGTCATCAAGCAAGTGCTGCATCGTCACGCGGGCAAGGTGCGGGTCAAAGGCCACTTCCTGCACGTCATAGGTGGCGCAGAGGTCACGGATATGCTGTTCCACCATAGCATTATCAATGATTGATCCGGTGCAAACCTGTATCAATCCGTCATCACGCCACCGCTCATAGGGCGCACGGTCACGTTCACCACGCGCCCGCAAATCCTCACCCGGCACGAATACCTTGCTGCGTAGCGTGATTTGCCCATCATCATGCCGGAACGCGATGGAAACAGCCGTGAGGTCGCCAGATACCGACATATCCACACCGACATAGGCCGGTAACTGTTCAAGGTCGGTTTCATCATCATCCAAGGTGCGGGCGTCATAGGCTGCCAGATCAAACAGCGGATCACGGCTGTTTGCCTGCCAGATATTCAGGTTGAATTGCTTGAAGCTGGCAAGTTCAGCCGGGTTGCCTTCGGCCTCTTTCGCCAGCGCCCGCAAACCGGACATTGACGGGAAGCCAAATTGCAGGCCGGGGTTCACCTTTTGCCATACCGCTTCATCCTGCCAGTCGTCATCCGGTTCAGCCATAAACAGCACCGGCAGGAACTCGGGGTTGGTGATCTCGCCTTTTGCCACCCGCAACGCATAGTTGAACTGATCCGCAGCCAAGCCTTCGGCCCCGCGTCCGGCTGTTGTGGCGATCACCATCAGCGTATCATCGGTTTTGGCCTGCCCGCTCTTGATTGCTTCCCAAAGATCACGGCCCCGCCATGCGTGAATCTCATCAATCAAGGTGAAACTAGGGGTCAGGCCATGCGCGGCCCCGCCATCAGAGGCAAGCGCGGTCAAAGTTGAACCGTTTTTGCCGAAAGTGATCTGCTTTTTTGAGTTGAAAGCGTCACGGATCGTCACGGCCTTTTCCAGCCGCCTATCCTGCCGGATGATATTCGCGGCCTCTTTGAAGCCGATAGACGCCTGTTCACGGTCGCAAGCCGCAAAAACCACCTGACCGGCGGCACGGGATTCCGGCCCAAAGAGGTGCAAAAGCGCAAGTGCGGCGGCAAGGCTGGTCTTACGGTTCCCGCGTGGCAGCAACAGCATCACGGTTTTGACGATCCTTCTGCCGTTGGAATTGCGCGGCCCATAGATGCGCCTGACAATCCGTTCTTGCCATGGGTAAAGCTGGAACGCCCTGCCTGGTTCAGTGCTGTTCGGGTGCCTAAGGCGGCGCAAGAACGTAACGGCCCGTTCACCGAAGCCCATAGGGTCAGGAATGGCTGAACCGTCATCAATCCATGCCGGATAGGCGCTGGCAGTCATCACGCCACCGCCAAGGGGTTGTCATTGTCGTCATCATCCGATGCACCCGAGGCGATGCGGGACCGGCTGACAGGATCAAGCCCGAGGGTTGCAGCGATCTGGCGGGCGGTTTGTGCAGCACGGTTCTGGACGCCAAAAAGTTTAACGTCGATCACGCCACCCGACAGTTGACGTTCTACTTCAACTTGCTGCACCAAGCCATTCATAATGCAGTAAGTTTCGACTTGTGCCAGATCAGCTTTGCAGATGATCCGACGCCCGATCAGCAAAGGCAAAACCCGTTTCCACTCTGCCACGGCGTAGGTGCTAAAATACGCTGGTGCCTTTGGTGCTTTGGTCAGGGGGTCGTGATCTGGATTTATCCGAGGCTTCACCCCACGAAAGTGCTTTGAACTCAAAGTGCTACAGCCCTTAATTCAAGTCCCTTCATACGTCCGATCTCTGCAATCGCGACGATATTCCAGACCTTCCCGCCCTGCGCGATCCGGTCAGATACAGCGATACCGGGCAGCCAACGGATCAAGAACACCGCATTATTACTGACGCCTTCGCCGTAGCTAGTCAGAAACTCGGAAACGCCAGCTTGCCGGATTTCTGCCTTGCCGGTTGCGTAGGTCGCCCACACCTGCCTTGCGGCCCCGCTTGGGCTAATCGTTTCCGCCATACGTTGCAGTTCAATCGCGTGTTGTAACTTACCAGCCTGCATAAATCCGCCCTCTCCCTAAGAACCGCCCGCAAGGAAACTGCGCCATGGGCGAAAGGTCCGTGGCGCTACCGTTGATCATTTTGCGAAGTGCTTTGCACTCCAAAGCGATACGAACAGCCAGTTCAGAAAGTCTGGTTTGAAGTATCATCGTGGTTCCTCACAGAAGTTTGTTGTCAAAAATAAGGGTCAGGTCCACGCCGCCATCTGAAAAAATGGTCAACGGTGCGAATAGGTTGTTGTCCGAACCAAGAACCAGAGCGTTGTTTTCATCCGCACTGATCAGGTCTTCGAGGCTGCCAAGCGATCCGTTCAAGGGAGGAACAAAAATGCCACTATCAGTTCCAACGTTTACGCTGTTGTTGGGATAGGATACATCTGCCCGCCACCGAAGAACCGCCCGCAAGGAAACTGCGCCGTGGGCGAAAGACCGGGCTGGATCAGGGTCGGGCATCCAAGCCAATTGCGGGCAGTCCCATTCATCAATGGTGAATCCCTGCCCCGCCGGTGCATCCATCAAGGCGGCAAGCACCGCGCCTGCAATAGCCTGCGCAACTTCGGAACCATCTTGCAGCACCCAAATATGCAGTATGGCCCGAACCTCTGCCACGATCTGACCACCCGAGGCACGGCCAAGCAATTCGACGCGGGCTGGTGTCAAGACGATTGCAGGCATGTTCTCTGCCCGAATGGAACCAGAGCGGATATTTTCAGGCGCGACATATTCAGTCACGGCGGCGTTCCCGATCAGCGCCGTCCGAAGTGCCGTTTGCAAAGCAAGGCTTGGCTCGATCATTGTTGCGCCACCTTTTTCACTTCGGCACGGATCACCCGGCGCAATCGGTTCCGAATACGGTTCTTATTCAACCGCCATGCTGGCAACAAAAACGGCTTGGCTGGCATCTTGCCGCTCGGGCTGCCGTCTTGGTGGAACCGTTCACCCGTGCCAAACTCTACCAAATGCCCATGGCGGGCCTCTGGATCACCTGCGGTAACGAACGCCTGCCCTTCCTCTGCCGTGCGGCTGCCACCCTCCGAGGAATAGGCAGGCGTGGTTTCGCCGGGGCCGGTGGCATCAATAGACGCAATCAATGCACCAGATCGGCGGGAAGTCTCTGCCAGCGCCTTTGCATCGGTCGCGATCTCATGGGCTGATTTGGTTAATGCAGGGCGCAGCGCTTCAAGAACAGCTTGCGGAATAGCCGCCAAACGCTTTGCCAGCGCCTCGGAACCTGTCACCATTTTAGTCATTATGCGGCCTCCGGTTCAGGCCGGTAGCCAGTGACGCGCTCTTTCAAGGGGGAAAGCAGTTCGGTTACGCCAAAGGGAAGCTGATAGGCGCTGGTAAAGGCCACCGCTTCCCGCGCTTCATACTGGTGCGCCACCAAAAGAAGTGCTGCCTGCACCATCAAAGCGCTTGCCGGATCGTATAGCTGGCCGGTGTAGGCTTGCACCCACGCCACCGCCACGTTCCCGTAGTGTGTTAGAAGATCAGCGTCACGATCATCATCAAGATTCAAATGCGCCCGAACAAGGGCGATAGGCAGGGACATACTCGATACTCACAAAACCATTACTGGCCTACGGTATCATATTACCTCACCGTGGAAAAGTTATATTATAACAATCTTGCGCGACGGACCACACGCCGGTTCCCTTTATGGGGTGGAAGTTGAGGGACACCCCGCCCCATGAGCGTTGTAACCTTACTTGTCGGAATCTTAACCAGTCAGCGCACACGCCCTTGAAACGGTCTGGACCGGTCCAAGTCTACGGGTGTCGATTTCTGAAAGTTTCGCAAGCATTGCTTCGGCTACCGCCTTGACTACGGGCACAGGCACCGCGTTCCCAAACTGTTTGTATGCCGCTGAACGTGTCGGGTGCGGCATAAAGGTATCTGGGAACCCTTGCAAACGTGCGCATTCTCTGGGCGTCAGCAATCTTGGGTTTTTTCCTTCTTGAGGAATAAGGCACTCCTTACCGTCCTTGTAATACCTCGCCACAATCGTCTTAGACGGTTTGTCAAGATCGGCAGTGTGTGCTGTAAACCCCGTTCCTCTCGCCAGATTGGCGGCTGTCCTGCGCTGGTGGCCTGCCCATCCGCGATCTGACAATGTGAACTTTTCGTCAACATCACGTTCTAGCGCACCACGCAGCGGCAAAGGATCACCAGATAAATCAGGGAATGTCATTTCCTCGCCCATATCAGCATCTCGAAACGCTACCATGAAGCAACGCATACGGCGCTGGGGCACAAGCGTTTCGGAGTTCAGGATACGCCATGAAAGGCTATAGCCTAGGTCGCTGATCACTCGTTTCAATATGCCAAACGTCTTCCCCCCATCATGCCGGACAATGTTGCTAACATTCTCTAATAGCAGTGCTTTGGGTTGTTTGATCTTCACGATACGGGCGATGTCATAAAATAATGTGCCTTGCGTCTCGTCTAGCAAGCCGTGCGACTGCCCCAGAGAGTTACGCGCCGATACACCAGCGAGACTAAAGGGCTGGCACGGGAAACCAGCGGCAAGAATGTCATGCTCAGGAATTTGCGTTTTAATCACATTGTCAGGACGATCTGGCGCGGTGATTGCACGAATGTCACCGTTGGGGTTCATGCCGTGGTTTTGTTTGTATGTCGCACGCGCTTTTTCGTCGATTTCGGACGCGAAAACACACTCCCCGCCCAAGCTCTCCAAAGCTAGGTGAAAGCCACCAATGCCTGCAAAGAGGTCTATAAACTTGAAGTTTTTCATTCTATGGCCTGCCGTAACTGCGCAAAACTCGGTCAACGCTTACCCCTATTTCCTTAAGAAACTCTTCCCTCGGTGCGGCGAGTTCCTTTAGATAGGGTTCGATTTCACCATATGTAGCGTGGTGAAGCATCCTATGCGCATAGGGGTTGAGAATGCAAATATTTTCCACGACGTCTAAGCTCACTTTAAAATTCCGCTGTTCCATCATCGGCATAAAGTGATGCGCTTCCAGATAGGGCGCTCCGGTAGCCCGAGAAATGAAAGTCTGGTGATCGGGCATCATTTCGCAAATGTTGCCAGACTTCTGCAATGCTTCAATAGCTACCTTCGGATCACGACGGTATTTCAATGTAGAGGCAGGAACTAGAACAGGAAGTTTAGCATTCACTGCTTCTTGATAGGCTTCTTCCACTGCCTGATCGAAGCCATTTTGCACATCAATCGTTGCGCCCGCCCTAGCGGCATTTAATTCACTATCATCAAGGGAACCGATCCAAATTTCATTGTCACGCTCGAACACGAACCAGTTGTCCCAGACGTTTGGACTAAACGCAGCTTCGTTAAAATAAAGCCTTAGTTCGTTCTGACCCTTTTTGGGAAAGTTGATTTTCAGATCAATCAGCTGACCCGTCGGGAACAACCGGAACCGGAACCAAACCTTTTCACCGCGTCTTTCAGCTTCGCCAAGGGCACCGGTTGGAACATCTGGGTGATACTTCAAGATTAAAGGGCGTTCATGTTTCGCCACAGTCAGTTGACGTTTATTAGCTTCGTCCTTTTCAGTGATCTTTGACCCTGCGCCATTCCCCGAATGAAAAAAGGTCTTCAGCCGGTCGTCAAATGTGAAATTTTCCAAGTTTCGCCCGCCTTTACTTTCACATCCGCCTCAGACCCTTATTGGTGAAACGCAGCAGGAATTCAAGGCGACAAGTTGCACCAACACCACTACTGACAGCCTATATTGTAGCCCCTTTGCTCCCCAAATGGCGCCAGCGCGGCGGTCTACCCTACGCAGCCAACGCCTGCTTCACAGACGCAATTCGACACTGGGCGCAGCACAGCTTCCACCGGCCAACCCTTCTTTAACCGGTCCCTGATCGTCGCCTGATTGATACCGGTTCGCTTTGACGATCATCCTGTGCCTCTCTCTACCTGCAAATTATACCTAATGGGAATGGAGCTGCGGAACACCCCTACACCAACAATTTCTGCTTGCATTACAAAGTTTTACGTTGCAGAATTTTTCGAAAGAATGGAGTTTTCATGCTGAAATACACAATTTTTGGCGCAGCGTTGGCTACGTCGATTGCAGGAGCAACAAAAGCTCAAAATGTGGTGACTTTAGAAGAATACGAAATTTGTGGTGCTGTTGCTATAGCCGTAGCGGTAACTCTTGACCAAAAAACTGAACTTGAGGGTATTAGTGTATATCTAGATGTCTCGGCGGAACAAGAATATGATTTTCAGAGATACATCAAGGCCTTTATCGAAGATATGCCGCCAATAATCGCGCAATCTAACGGGATTACTCGCTCCGACCTCGTCCACAGCACGGACAAGGCAATGGCCTATTTAATGCGCGAATTAGATGAAGCATTGCGTTCAGTTCGGCGCTACGGACCTGATGATTACATAGAAGTATTCAGTCGACATGGCCGCATACTATCTGAGTGTGCTTCAAAGGCTGGGCTTGAATAGCGTAGCACTCTGTTATCGTAGAATGTTTGTGGGTTTTGTGGGTGGATAAGTTGCTGCTTGTCTTTCTGAAAGCTAACATTTGACGACTTATAGTCAATTTTCGTATCTATTGAAAAGGGGCAGCGCAGTTTTCCAGTCTCTGCTTTTCGGAATCATGGCACCGCTTGCAAAGCGATTGCAGGTTGTTCCAGTTTAACACCAGCGCTGGGTCGCCCCTGTGGCGCTTAATGTGATCTACCACCTGCGCCTCTACGCCACAAAAGGCGCAGGTCGGGTGCAAGCGCATAAACTCTGCCCTTACCGCTTCCCATTGGCGCGTATAGCCACGCTGGCGGCTGTTGGGGCGTCTGGCGTCATGGCGGCGACCTCTGGCGCGTATAGTGTCGCGCTGGCACTCACAGATCACACCAGCCGCGACAATTGCACCGCAAGAACAAAGGCGCGGCGGCGCGGGCATTACATTCTCGATTTCAATGCTTGAAGGCCAGCACGGTCAAAGTCAGGATCAAGGCCCGCTGCAATATTGGCCTGCCTTTGCGCAGCCTTTGCGCCTTCATCCTCGGGCGTCACCCTTACCCTACGCAAGTCACGCTCGGCTTGTGCTTCAAGTGCTGTGACTATCTCGGCCACGCTTGCGTTCCACACTTCGGACGGCGGCCAATGCAACCAGCTTGTAGCAAGGCTGAACAGTTCGGTGTAGAATTGGCGCAAAGGTATTTCTGGGCCGGTGGTGGTTTCGGTGTTTGTTGCCCCGCCCTGTGCTGGTGCGAGGATCACCATTAGCAGGGCAAGGCAGGCCGCTTGCGCTTCAATGACCAAAGGCCCAAGCGGTTTCGTTGCGGCATATGCCAAAAGTCTTTCGGCTTCATTGCGGTCTGTGGCGGTGGCACGGATCACGGCATAAAGCGCCGTTAGTTTTTGGCGGGCGATATCATCCCAGACAGCGGCAATTCCGCCCGCCATTGTTTCAAGTGCAACCGCAGCCCGCAAGGATGCCCGCAGCGTCACAGCGTAAGGGCCATGGCGCAGCAGGATTTCAGAGGCGGGTTGCAGGGCGGTAGCCATGGCCGATCAGGCAGCCATTTTCAGTTTGCGGAACACGTCAGGACGCACCACGCCTGCACCAACACGGCGGCGCGCATGGAAACGGGCAAGGCCACTGACACGCTGCGTCAACAGATCGGGCATCACGTCCAGCGCTACACGGTCATAGATGCGGTAGCCTGCCTTGAAGTCACCGAAGATGATCGGTGTTGCACCGCTTGCGATGTTCGGCATATCCAGCGCTTCTACAACCGGGCGGCCAAGGATCGTTTCAGGCTGACCGGCCTGATAAGACGGCTGCCACAGATAGTTGTTGTTGCCGTCTTTCAGCTTGCGCACGGCGGCAAGGGTGGTGCCATTCATCACCCATGCGCCCCGGTTCCGGTAGGTGGCAGGCATGGCATACAAGAGATTGATCAGGGCATCCGCCGAAAGAAGCGTGGCATGGCCGTTGTTCGTCTCGGCAATACCAGCCGCAACCATGAAGCCCGAGGGTTCAACAGCGGTTGTGCCATTCACAAAGGACAGGGCTTCTTTCGCGCCAAAATCTTCGGCCAGTGCAAGGCGCACTTCGGCTTCCACATTGCCGGAATCTTCCAGCATCCGCAGCGACAGGTCAACAAAGGTTGCCAGTTCCTTCACCGTGATTTCCGACTGATCAAAGGTCGGTTCGCTTGCGGTGCGGGTGGTGGTTTCTCCAACCCAAACAGCATTGGTGATGCCGGTGCGCTTGGGCAGCAAGATCGTATGGCTGCCAGTGCTGCGCACGTCAGCGATTGACCGGATCGGGCTAAACTCCACCAGATTGCGGATAAACTCGCCCGAGGTTTCTTCTGGTGCCAGAACATAGGCTGGGGCGTCATTGGCAACGGTCAGCGCCTTTTTGTCAAAGTCACCACCCTGCAAAAACGAAACGAAAGCCTTTTTGCTTTCATCGCCTTGCACGATAGCAGGCGCAGCGGGGCGGTTGGTTTTGGCTTCCAGCTTATCCAGCCGGGAAAGAACCGTATTGAATGCCTTGGTATCGATTTCCGGCGCGTTTGCCGGGGTCTTGTCGTCTTCTTGTTCCATACAGGAATCCTTACTCATTACAGATTTTACAGAGGTAATCTGCGCCCCCGGATGGGCAGGGACGGCAACAATGCTGATTTCATGCAATTCAAGGGCGCTGATCGTGCGGCCTTTGGCATGGCGTTTTGCTTCTTTGGTGACAAAGCCAATAGACAGGCCAGACACGGCCCCGGCCTTTACCATGGCCCGCACCTCGCGGGCGCGTTCAACGTCATCCACCAAAAGACGCCCTTTAACTGTGAGGCCCGTTTCGCCTTCAGTGATTTCATCCCAAACGCCAATCACCTGCGCCTGATCATGGCTGAACAGCATGGGCAACGTAGCGGGGCCGGTGAATGCGCCCTTCTCAATTACATCACCAACGCGGTCAGCACTGCCAAACGGCCAAGCGGTGCCGGTGATCTCACCCGCATCAGTGACAGACAGCGCCGCCTTGATTTCCAAACGGTCATTCATGCAGCGACCTTGGCGGCAAAGGCTTCAAAATCGGGAGTGGCAGCCTGTTCCACGTCTTCGGGCGTTTCATCTTTGGCGGTGCCGTTCCACCGCGCTTCCATGATCTCAAACGCCAGCGGGAAGGTTTCAGCCAGCGGGCGATTGCTGGCGTAGGTATCGCAAAGCCGCTTTGCGTCTTCTGGTGTAGTTCCGCCCCCGACAAGGCCAAGCCGAATGATCTCGCGCAAAGCACTGGCTGGATAGGCCATGTTGATAAGCTGGAAATACAACGCACCAACACCAAGGCCGGTCAGGGTTTCCAGTTCGGCAAGCATCGGGTCGGTCAAAGTAAAGGCATGTTCTTTGTCACCAAAGAAAGCACGATAGGTAATCAGGTCACTCATTAGGCGGGTCTTCCTTGGTCGGTTGCGCGGGGGCGTTTGCGCTGGTGGTCGTGAAAGGGTTTTGCAGGGCGTCACCATCGGGCAGCGCTGGCAGGTTCAGACCGGCGCGAACCTCGTTGCCTGTCATCACGCCCATGGCGCGGTATTGGCTGTAAGCTGTGGCACGGGCGGTGAACTCAACCGACAGCATATCATCGGGCGTGGCCTCGATATAAAGGCCGGTGCGTTCCTCGGGTGTCAGCAGCACCCGCGCATAAGCCGCTTGCCAGCGGGCGATCCATGGGCGCAGCGTGCCGGTCAGGAAGTCACGGTAGGATTGTTCAAAGTTTGACCATGTGCCACGCGACAGTTCGTAAAGCAGCGCGGGCGGCACGTTGAAGGCACGGGCGATCTCACGCACCTGTTCACGGCGCACTTCGGAAAACTCGGCATCTGCCAGCTTTACCGCGATTTCTTTGAAGGCCATACCTTCGTCAAGAATAGCAGTTGATCCGGCCTGTTCACCGCTATGCGATTGAAACCAGCTTGCAGCCAGCTTTTTCATCGTTTCGGCTTCCAGCTTATTCGGGTGCATGATCACGCCCGAGGGACGCCCGCCATTCTTGAAAAATCCGGCAAGATGCTGTTCGGCTGCCATTGCAAGGCCGATTGCTTCCCGCGCCAGAATGATAGGGCTGACGCCGCCGATTGCCTGAATATGCAAAACGTCTTGATAGAATAGAACGGTTTCGCCACCGTCTTTCAACCGGACGCGGTAGGCGGGTTCACCAAAGTCAGTTGTTTCCACAATAACCGCGCCGGGGTCCATCCGGTGAAGTTCCAGAGGTTTACCTTCGGCATTGCGCACCACTTGCGCAAAGCCGTTGCCAGTCAATAGGGCGTCGGCTGTAAGCTGTTCACGGAATGTTTCGGCGCTTGTCCACTCATTCGCCCAACCATGCACCAGCGCGAAAGACCCGTGGTCTTTTGCGGCCTGTTTGTCTTCGGCGTAGGTCTTGAAAGGGATTGTTGCAGTGGATTCAGCAATCAAACTAACTGCCCTACGCACCGCAGGAACACGCATGGCGCTGGTAGCTGTGACGGAAACACCAGAGGCGGCGGAAACAACCCCAAACAGCGGGAATGCTTCGGGGTCGGTTAGCTTGATTGCCTTTTGTTCGGTAGCGCCTTGGCCAAACACACGGCCAAGGCTGGTCATTATACCCATTTGGAACTCTTTAACTCGTTACGGTATAATAATACCACAGCAAGGAATCCGTCCGCAAGGATATTGTTATATTATATCACTTGAGGTGATCCAAATTTAGACCGGGATAGGCAATCGCGTTCACCAACTCCACACGCTGTTCAAGCATCCCTTGCGGCATGATCCCATATTTTCCGGTCATGGATGCTTCGGTGTGGCCCAAGATAAACCCAAACTGCTGATCAAGAAAGCCGCCTCGACGCAAGGCATCGGCTGCACCATGGCGGAAAGAATAGAGTGAAAGCCCCCTGCCCGTTTTCAACCCTATCTTGGTTAGGTAGCGTCCGAACTCACGCGATACATCAGCCATCATCTGTCCACGCGCATTTCGCACGGCATTGGGGAACAGGGCCGAACCACCATCTTTCACACGCTGTTCGTGATATCGGATAAACCCGAGGCTGATTAGTTCGGGATGCACCGGCACAACGCGCATAGAACCCTCGGTTTTAACCGACTTTCCTTCTTCGGTCTCATCGCCTTCGGTTGTGATGTGCATGATCCAATGCCCATGCTGTTGCCGAACATCTGTAACCGCAAGCTGACCAATTTCCCCCGGCCTCGCGCCAGAAAACAACATGATCAGCGGAACCCAAAAGCGGTGGTCACGGATAAGCACATCACCGGGCTTACTCACATTCCGCCATTCATCGGCGCTTTTGCATCCGGAAAACCAAGGCGAATTGAACAGCGTAACCAGTTGTTCCGTTTTGAAGGGATAGGTCGGTGCCTTGGTTTCTTTATTGAGCATTAGCCCTTCGGTCGGGTTCTTATCCAAATAGCCGTTATCAACCGCCCAAGACAGGAACGCACCAAGACTGGACAAGTAGCGATTTACTGTCCTGTCAGCGATCACAGGTTTTCCGACCTTCTCATTCGCTTTGATGATCTGTTGAATATTCATTCCGGCAAAGGCTTTGGTTTCGGTCGCTTTTACAGGATATTTCGCCAAAAGCTGTTTCCACTCGCGAACTTCGGCCTTGGTGATTTTAGCTATTGGGAAGCTGGCGCCGACTAGATCAACAAAGGTTCCGATATCCCGGCGGCATTGGTTCACGCGATCCTTCGCAACACCGCGCGGATTCTCACTGGCAAAGACTTCAAAGATATCCATGATCGTTTCGCCCCGCTTTGCCATTTCCCGGCGGGGTCCGATTGGAGGTTTGACCAGCGGGTCGGTAGGTTGACCGGAATAGTCGCCCCGGTCTCGCTCTAAAGTGCGCTCTAGGGCTTGTATCTCTGCCCTGATCATGTGTCGGGCAAGGCTGATCCAATCCGGCGTTGAACGCTCTACCAAGAGACGGTTCTGGCGTAGGTATTCGTCTACTTCATGCGCGATCAAGGCAGTTTCGCCCTTTGATAAATGCTTGCGCAAATCTGCCAGTTTGGTCTTTCGGGCGTCGGTTGAAACCTCCAAGGCTTTTTGCGCCACTTTCAGATTAATGGTCGCGTCAAGAATTGACAGCGGGTCAGCGCCCGTAATCTCGTTTCGATTGACCTTATCAAGTAGATCGGCGGTGATTGCTTCAATCTCTGACTGACCGGGCAGATTTGCCCGCTCACCGTCATCTCGTTCTAACGTAGCTGTGTAATGATCCCACACCGCATTATCGCGGTCAGAGTGGATAAGGGAACGACGGGAACGCAGATCGTCAAATTCACGCTGCCAGTCGGCAAGGACCGGATAAAGACGCCGTTTGGCCTCTGCGTGATCACTGGTCCCTAGAGCTTTCACAAGCGCCTCTTTTCCGACTATCTTCACCAGATCGTGCGGGACTCGGATACGGGCAGACCATGTAGAACCGCGCCGGAATAGGTGACTGACTTGGGCCATATCTGCACCACTTTGAAGGACTATGTGTTACAGTCATGTGTTACAGTTTTGGTTGAAATAGTCAATATATTGCAATAACTTATGTGAAAATAAGGGCTTAGAAAAAACTGTAATAATGTCCTACCGCCCCAGCCAATCACCTTAGGTGATTGAAAAACAAATCCTTTCAATAGCTTAAATTTCACTGTTTCCGCGGGATGCCCCATTGGCTGCCCCAAATTGTCGGTGTCCTCCCTACCTGCGTTTGGTGGACTGCGAAGCTGACGACAAGTTTTAGCTCGCAGTGGTCATCCATGAAGCCTATGCAGTCGGCCATTTGGGTGGCCAACTATGAGCGTAGTCTTCGGCACGGAATAGCTCGATAGCGTGCTCGGTGCCCCAAAGGTGGAGGATGATGCACTTCAGAAACTCGGGGTTTATCTCTAGTGACCCAAGGATCTCAGGAACTTCATCAAAGAGGAGCTTGTCCAATGGGCAGGCGCACCCCTTTTCATCTGGCTGCCCGCAACTGATTAATAGAAGTTGGTTCTTACTGATATCTTTCTTCTCGATAATCCGCCGAAGTGTGGACCTCAATTCCGAATGCAGGAACTCTGCTTGTGCAGACCCTACAACAATAATCTGTCCATGGTCCTCATTTCTACTGACTTGGATGGTGATCGGGCCAACGTTTTCGTAGGACCCTCGATGACTTTGGGGAAAAAAGGATGGGAGTTCATCCAGACCTTCCAGATCTTCACCGACAAACCCTCGATCTTCGGACAAGATTTCCAACACTCGGCGCACGTTGGTAGTCAAATCTCTTGGAAGATCACCAATTGACCGCAAGAACGAGAGCTGAACAGTTCGGCCAGCCAAGTGGGGGTATTCGTCTTTTCTCGCTTGCAAAGCGTCTCCAACACGTCTCGCAAATTTCCTTATTTGGGCGAAATCGCCACGAATATCCCCAAACGTCAACTCCGTTAGCTCAACAGCAATTGATTCTTCTGCAATTCTAACAAGCCTGTCTGGGGGATCATCGCCATTGAGAATTTCAAGGCAGGCGCAATAATCGTGAAAGAGTCCAAGCATCAGAATAAATGACTGGATTTGAAGGTCTTCCCTACGTTGCTTGCTGGCTGGACCTTTAATTATTTGGTGGTCAAGTGGCGCTGGCGGCAGGGCAACTAGAGTATCTGACGGCTGGCCTTCGCGTCTACCTCGCAACACAATCTGCATGCATGGCCCCCATGTTGTTCGGTTGTGCCGTGGAGACCCACTAAAGCTTGATTAGCACGAGACTCGGCCTGCTGCTACAGTGTCCACAAGGCGACACCCGAACCACACCCAGCAAAGCTACGCTTTACTCTTTGAGGTGGTCAAGATCGGCGCAACTTGTTCCGCCAAGTAATGTCCTATGGCCTATCGCCATGCTTTCCGGCGCTGGTGGGCGATCGCCCGAGGCGCTACGGGGGCCGCGTTTTCGATCAGTATCTGGGCTTTACTCAACGCGTAAAACACCTCGCCTTTTGAACAGCGTTATTTGCCGAAACCTCCGCACGGTATCTTTCGGCTTTTCTCGTTTATCAGCTGCGGCTTACGGGCCGAAAACGACATAGCCATAGCCCAATCGGGGAGGCACTTCATTAGCGGCATTCCAAAGGGCTTGGTCAAGAGTTTTGACGTTACGTCTACTGCCCCTTTGACAGACTGAACCAGCGGACCCAACGGAAGCAGAACATTAGCACCACCATGCAGACGATAAGACCAACGAGATCGCCCACAGCATAGATGACTAAGGTTCCGGGGATTTTACCCAGACCAATAAGCCCAGAAAAAGCAAGTGTTTGCCCCAAAGAGTTGATGATCGAGGATATCGCACCAATGATGATTAAAACTTTCCAGTTCACTTTTCCCAAGTGACCAAAATAAGAGTCGTACCCGACAATCCGAGCCAGTTCGAACGCCAGAAATGCCGAAAAGGCCCCAATGAATATCCCCTGCAACAAGGCAGGTTCCAGAAACTCTAGGCTAGCGGTCGGTGAAAAAAGCCATGCCGCCACCGATACGCCTAAAACAAGCGCGGGTATCGCTCTCCAACCGAATGCCCAAGTTGCCAAGACCCTAACGCCGTGCGGAAGATAGATCAGGCTGGCAAAGACTGTATACTCAGGGAAAAAAATGCTCTGTACCGGGGTCACAACCAAAGCTGTCACTCCGTGCGCGAGAATATACGCTGCGGCAACGATCAGAAAGTTCATAAAACACTGCAAACAAGCGTGAAATCAAGTTTGGCACACCAAAAACTGCTGCGCGCAAAGTGACCGGGTTTAGCCCCACCAATGGGGAACGTCTCACTGGTCCGGTTCATTTACCGACCAAGTCGCTTCGGACAACATAGAGCCCGACCTTGTAGCCATTGGCCTTTTCAAGCAATCCGATGCCTACAAGTGATCTAAGTGCGCGGTGGTAGGTTGCTTGGGCGAGGCCCGAAGCCATTTCATGACTATAGATCTGGTCGGACGTAACTGCTGCGCCCTCATCCCCGGCCATGGCATTTGCGGCCAGAAACACGTCCATTTCTGGTGCGCTTAACTCTTGCAGGCCAATATCTTTTTCCATGTCACGCAGGATACAGCGCAGCGAGAAGAGTGCAGATAGTTTGTTCATGGTTGTCTCCACCTCTTAAGTCACATTTATACCTCAGGTATAGCGACGATCAAACTCAAAAATGATCATGCTAATAATTATCATATTGACAATCCTGCTGTCTAAAATATTTATGAATGAGGCGACGTAGTTTACGCCGTCACTTGTATTTGATCATTTTCGCCCCAATCGCCAATAGGTGGTTGGGGCTATTTACCAGCGCCGCAGGCTTACCTGCATGGCGTCACTCAAATTTACATTTTTAAAGGATATATCAATGAAGCGTTTTGCGCTGTTTGCATTCTTATTAGCGGTTACAGCACCTCACATGGTTAGCGCCCATGGGGGCGGATGTCGCAAGAACTCGCCCCCTGGCCAGTGCTGTCATATGGACAATAGCGTGGGCAGAGTGCACTGCCACTAAGATCTATCGATCCTAAGCCGAATGGCAACCATAGCTGCGCGCCTTCAGAGTGGGTCAGTTATGGTTTTCAATTTGGCATGGTGTAAGATCTGCCCTTATCACACCAACAAGCGCGCCCCTGCCCCAAGCCGCAATGCTTTGGTTCGCGATGGTTATTCTTGATTTTTCAGCAATTTTAGGCGCAGATCGGGGAATTGCGATTTGGCGCTGGACGCGCGCCCGACATTTGCGCACTAGCTTGGTTCACGTTGCGCATTCCCCAGCACAGGGCGTAGAAAATGTTTGACAGTGCGATCATGCGGGCTCTGGCATTTGGCAGTGCGGCAGTTCTGATTGGGTTGGTT